AGTAATGAGTAATAAAATTGCACGAACGGATGTCGTCGTACTGCATCTTGAAATCAATAACACCGCCATAGCCTCCTACCTGAACGTCGGTCTTGCAGGTGTGGTTGAGGATTGTGGCAAATCGAAGTAGGATGTCCGTTTCTTGGTGCTGGATGATACTCGTTTCGTGGTTCCCGTAGCCAAGGACCAGCAGGAGGTCCGCATAGGGTCGGAACCATTCGACGGCCGTGTCCACGATGGAATCGAGATATCGCCCGTTGTTGTGTTCGGGACGGATGTCGTCCTTGCTCCTGCGAGGGTCGCCCTTGCCTTGCATTAAACAAAAAAAGTCCCCGTTAACGAGGACTCCGGCCCCTCTGCGCTTGGCTTCTTCGAGGTGGTTGGTAAGCAATGCCCTGTCGCACTTGGGGTTGTCCCAATGCAAGTCAGAGAGCAGAAGAAATTCTTGGGTTCGTCCGCACTCGATGGCGTGGACGTTTTTGGAATGCTTGGTTACTTTCATGAGAGGTTTTTAAGTTTGGCATTCTCGGACTGGAGTTCGTGGATGGTATGTTCCATTTCCTCAAGTCGTTGACGCAAACTTACAACCTCATTTCTTAATTCCACCAACTCTTTGTTTTGTGCTTCGGCAGTCGCCTGCCACATCGCCAACACCGCTTGGGCCTGCTTGACCTGCAGGGACTCCGACTCGAATCGGCCCTTCGTAAACCAAGCGACAACGCCCCCGGCAATTGCACCGAGGGTTGTTACTACACTTGTTTCTATCAGGTTCACTTCTTGACCTTTACTTTATCGATTGTCATCCAACCAACTGAAAGCAAGGTAATTAATGCACCGATAATCTCTTGCAATGTTTCGGTGTCTAACAAGCCTTTGGCGACGAGTGTTCCACCGATGAAGGTGAGAAGGTGGCGAAGTAAAGCGATGACGGCTGATTTCATAAAAGGGAGTTTAGGGGTTTCGGGGTTGCGTTTGCGGAATAATCTCATAGGGATTTGCGTTGGTTGTAGTCCTCGGTGTACTGCTCGTCCCATCCTGCGAAGGTGTGGATTCCGACGGGTTCGGGCCAAGTTTGGTCTTTTGTCCAGTTCTTCGGCTCGTCGCCTTCCCATAAGACATCAACGCACCAAGCCTTTGGATTTGCAGGGTTGATATGTCCGAGTTCCACAACCGTGCGAGGCTCGACCTCCGAGTCGTTAATGGTTCGGAAGTCAGCGTAAACTGCAAATTCGTATTTTCGGAATGTAGCCATTAGGTTGTAAGGGCAGCGAGTTGAGCGTCCGTGAGCCTTGTGGTGTAGATGGCAGCGGAGCGGATGCGGTCGTTGAAGAAATTAGTATCTGCACTTCCTAAAAGAACATCACTAAAATTTATCGAGCCAAATGATAGATTTGTTAGAACATTAGTAATTTGAACTCCGTTAACGTAAAAAGCCGTGTCAAGTGACTTGTAGGCAATTGCTAATTTTATTATTCCCGTTGTTGTAATCGTTGTACGTGCGTCATACTTAGTCACGTTTGTTTCACGGACAAGCGCACGAATAGTATTTGCAGAAAGTCCAGTAAAAAACAACTGCACTCGACTCGTTCCTGTTTCTATTGCAAAAATAGGTCGGGCAGTTGCGCCAAGTAATTTACTTACATCCACCTCCGCATAAAGCGTGCCTTGCGTCTGCCCGATGCATCCGCTGACTACTCCTGATAGGCTGATATTGTCTGCGTTGCGTGTTGCGCTTGTGGTGGTTGTGGGGATGTAGGAGGTGGCAACGGAGCCTGTTTCGGTCTGCGCTCCCCAGCCGTACAAGATGTCCGTAGTTGTGCCTGAAAAGGTTGGAAGCCTTGTTGCTCCGCTTGCTTCAATTAACGAAATGCTGATACCATTGGTTGTTCCCGCAGAATTGCAAGTAGCGGTAAACCGACATCGATACCACCCATTCCCATAATTTTCAATACTTGCTGCCCTATTTGTGTCTGCACTTGTTCCGCTTACAACCGCAACCGTTCCAAGTTGAAGGTCAAAGTTTGCGTAACCTAATTGCGTAAATCTTGTATTTACAAAAGTTAACTGCACATATCTGCCTGCATTTCCTGCGCCTTGCTTAAAAAATGCACTTGAAGTGTAAATCGTACCGCTTGTAAAACTTGTTGAACCATCGCTTCCGAACTTTAGGTGCGTTGTATTCCCACTTGTAGGACTGATTGCATTGGCCGTGTTCGTACCGTACGGGTCAAGTGTTCCCGTGGTTGCTGACACGGTTGTAACGTTTGCCGTTGCATCCGAACGCCATCCACTCGCAAGCCAGTTTTCGCTTTGTACGACCAAGTTGGACCCACTCGGCTCCACCAACAACGCAGGGCAGCCACCGCCAAGAGGATAGTCCAACCTCGGAATCCCCGAAGCGACAACCTCAATCAATCCGCTTGCGTTGACCCTTGTTGCCGTAGTCGCACGGGTAACATTGAAGTCGCCCGATGCTCCCAATACCACACCGCCCGAAGTCGTTGCTAAGGGGGTGTATAGTTTGCCCGTCTTAAATCGAGCAGGGACTAAAATCAGCGATGGTGTCGGCATTCTTAGAAGTTGTAGATTGCAGCAAAGCGATTGAATAGGCATCCATCAACGGCAGCCTCGGCAGCGGTCGCTCCGTCAGCGGTTGCCCTTGCGTTGAACAAGGCCCAAACTCCAGCAGCGACTCCGCCTTGGAGCATATTGGTCGGATAGCCGTAGCCGTAACCTATCAGCATTAGAGGAATGTGTAACCGATGACGGAACCTACGCTTGGATTGACGGCAGTAATCTTACCGCCATTGCGACCGCTTATCACGATGCCAGCGGAAATAGAAGCCCCCGAAAAGTTGTAAGCGGTTAGCAGGTTCTCACTTCCAGTTCCTGTTAAAGTTGTGAAGGTCGCAGCGGTGTTGACTACAAGGAAGTCGTAGTTTTTCCCGGTAACGGATCCATTGATAAACTCCATCGTACCACCTTGGCCGAGCATTTGTTGCAATATGGGTGTAGGCATTTTTTAGCGTTTAATTGTAAATGTCTTTTAACTTGGAATTTGACAAACCGAATGGCCGTAAGGAATCTCAAAAGTCATCGTCGCCTGCCACCCTGCCGTGCGGTCGTCCCGGCTCTCTACAAAGCGTGTAAGGCTTACGCTGGACGAAAGGGTCCAGTCCTCGTTTGGGTCGTTTGTAAGCGACGATATGAAGTCCTGTGCGATTTGTAATTGGTCGCTTAGGACCTCGTCCTCGTTATCCTGCCAACCCAGCGTAGGGCTACCCGAAACCACTCCGCCCATCGGCTTAATGGACTCAACACGGTCAGAAAAGTAAACCCCAACCACCAAGTCCAAAGTACCAGCGTCAGTATTTGCAGACTGAACGTCCGCAAAAACGAGCGGATACACGATGCGCTCACGGCTTGGGGTTCGCAGGTTGATGGTGTTGTCCGTGCCGATTGCAAGCGGGTCGCCCGTCCCGAAGGAGTTGACCTGAGGATGAGCATTTGCAAGGTCCAGCAGGGCTTGCTTGATTTTTATCCAAGACATAGTTTTGCAGTTTCAGTATGTTCTTCTTGTGTGCGCCCATCGTTAGCAGTCATTACACGCCCCGAATTGACCGTAGGGGTAGGGGTAATCCAAGTTGCTGATTCCCATCCTCCTGTTGCGGTCAAGGACCATCCCGGTGCGATAGTTGGTAGCGTTCGGGTAGATGGTATCCAAAGCAGACGGAGGCGAGTTCCAAAGCGGATAGGAATTGCGGTTTTCCATGAGGTAGCGGGTTATCCGTTCGGAGTACCACTCGGCATCGTTCTTCACTTTGTCGGTCAGCCGGGTAATCTCTTCCATGCTCATTTGGGAACTTTCCTCGCTCGTTCTACGGACCATGCCCTTGTTCATGTACTTAAACGCAAGGACCATCGGCAACTCGTAGTAAAGCCACTGAATCATCGCAGGCTGGATGTAATCCTCCAGCAGTGTTTGGTTGAGTGCAGACGTTGAACCGCTGACGACCTGCGTAACCAATTCCCCGTAGAGTGCAGAGCCAACGATTGGCTGAATCCGCATCTCTTGGACCTTGACAACCGTTGGACGTATCTGGGTGTAACTGACGTTCTCGTTGATGATGCTATTGTCCAGTAGCGTTTCTTCGCTTATGAATAGTGCCTTCATGCCTTTGAAATTTTGTTGCCTTTGCGGATTACCAACTGCTGCTCCCATACGTGGCGACATTGGGGGCGATTCACTCCGCTGGGCGTGTGATACCAACCGCCCCTCCTGTTCCATACCGAATATCCCATGATAGCACTAATCCCGTCGATGTCCTCCCTTGTGTAAACCTTGCCCTGCCCGGCCAAGTCAAGCATCACTTTGCAGAACTCACGGCTGGAGCCTTTGTCCTTGTTGCTGAACCCTGTTGCCCATGCGTATTTGTAGCGCACTTCCAATACAGGCTCTGCGACTTCCTTTACGCCCTTGGGTAGGTTCTGCTCGGCTATCTTGTCCACCGCCCTGCTGATTGGGTAGCGGTCCTTGGTTATCAAGTAGGCGACTCGCTTGGCGACCTTCGCCTTGCTCACTCCGAACTCCTTTGCCATTTCTTCAACCGATGCGTCCCGGTTCTTCTTGCGATACGCTTCAATCTTTAGGTCCAGTTCTTTCTCTTCTTCGCCCAGTTCGGCAAAGGCCAAGCGGATGTTTTCGTCGATGTTGGAGTCAAACCGCATCGGCTTGGAGTGCATGACATGGTAATCGTCTGCATGGCATCCGAACTTGCTTGCAACCACTTCCAAGACCTTGAACTCCTCATCGCCCCATCCATAGTCTTCATCCTCATCGGGTTCGCTGAACTCTTGGGCCTGCACTCCGAGCATCGTGTCAATCTCTTGGGCAGACAGACCGAATCCTGCTGACAACATGGTCCGAGCCATTTCAAGCGTGATTTTCTCCTGCATATACTGCCTAACAATACGCATCAGGTTTTGATACTCACGGCCCGATAGTTTCTTGATGTTCTCGTTTGATGCCAAGCCTTGCGGTGCAGTAGGTTCAGGGCTGACCTCTACGGCTGCCGTTTCCCCTGCAAGACCCGAACCCTCTGCCTTTGGAGGCAAGGACACCAAGGCCCTGATTTCGTTGGCTGACATGGATTCCAAGACCTTGTTGGCAACCAAAGGAGAAAGCGAATTGATGGCCGTGATAACGTCTTGGACGCTTGATTCGGTCTTGATTTCAATCGGTGGCAAGCCTGCTTTCTCACGCAGTTCTGCTGGGGTCATGGCTTGAAGGAGAGCCTGTTCGCTCAACTGCTCCGTGATGGGGTTGGTAGGGATCAACTCCATGCCTTCCACACCGTTGAAAGACCCCAAGTAGTTTATCATTCTTTCGACCTTCTGCACCCGGTCGTTGACGTAGGTCGCCTTGAATAGTTCGTATGCTTCGACCAATTCGTTGCGACCACCCAATTGGCCCTCGGTCTTTACTCCGAATAGCATGGGGTTGGTTACACGGTGGGCGATGAATATCTCTTGCTGGATGGCTTTGTTGAGGATCTCAAACTGCTTGTCCATATCGGACGGAGTCAGCGGTTCCAAAGTCGGGGCCTTGGCTGCATCGTCGTTGAAGGTTACAACGAAGCGACCAGCGTTGTCGGTACCGCTGAACTTGCGCTTGATTTGCCTCTCAATGTCCCCCTGCTCTTCGGGGGTCGGGATGCCGTTGTTGAAATTAATCAAGTAACCGCCCCAAAAGTTGTTCCGAAGGTTGTTGTTGTGGAAGTTTGCCACTTGTACGTCTGCCTCTATCCAAGCATTGCCCCCAATATATTCGGGGAGAGGATAGTGCTTCACGCCTGCTGCGTAAACACGATAGTAGAACAACTGCTTACCGAGGCGATTCTCCGGGTCGAATGCAGGAATCTTCTCGATGTCCCCGACCTTGGGGAAGAGTTGCATCATGTCGTCGTTGTACCAGTCCGCCACCTGAAACATCTTCTCCTCTTTGTCCACCCGGATTTTCTCGAACGGAATGTGTTCCATCTTCGCAATCGTGCCAAGTTTGGACCAAGTAACTGCAACCGCAAAGCCGTTGAATAACTCCAAGTCCAAGACCAGTTTCTCGGTAATGTCGTTCAGGTCCTCCGTGCTGGAAAGTCCGTCAAAGAACTTGATGAACCGGGCCTCTTGCTCTACGGTCAAGTCATCCCCTGCCTGCCATCCACCGCCCATGATGTAGTTGACCTTGCCGTTGA